TTACTTCTTCGCCTCTGCAACCACTTTACTACCCACGCCGCGGTTATTGTATTCCCACATGCGGTTGTAGTTAGTGTCATTCAGATTGCGCTGTATTTCGTCGTTATCATCTACGCTGCCGGTATTACCCGCAAACGGACGATTAGAGATCACCGCATCGGCCCACGGTTTAGCCGTGTTAAAACCTTCGTTGATGGCGCTATCACGGATCACCACCTGACCGTTGGTATTGGCATCAACATCCAGCGAGCGGCCCAGTTGCGCCACACCATCACCGAAAGCATTGAAACGGCTGTTTACGGCGAGGAAACCGTAGTAAATGTTGGACAGCGTAGCCGGTGCAAACACATACGCTTCTTGCTGAGTACGTGAGTTCACCACGCGGAATTCGGTGTTATCGAACACCACTGCGCCGCGACCAGAAACGATATCCACATCCCCTTCAATGTAGCTGTTGCTCACCAGCGTACGCGGCTGACGATTCGTTTCCAGACGGTTCTGCACACCGCTGTTGGTGACAAAGAAGGTGTTCTGACGACCGAGAATGTTAACGTTGTTAATCTGTACCTGGTCACCATCAGTACGCAGTGCCACCGCCGGATGGTTACCTGCATCTACGCTATCGCCCAGCGTGTTTTCGATGGTCAGATTTTGCAGTTGCAGGCCATTGTTTTGTGACCAGAAGACCGCAGAGCAGAGAACACCGATACTGTCGCTGCGTTTGCTCTGGCAGCTATCGTACATATACCACGCTGGTTTACCTGGCATATATTTGCCGCGCGGGTTGACGTCGTGACGCCAGTCGGCAGGGCTCATGCCACCATCAAGGGAAAGCCCAATCTTCACATCAATCGGTTTTTCACCTGTACCGTACAGAGTAATTCCACCCGGAGCGGCAGGGACATATACCGTTCCCTGATACTCACCAGGCATCACGGCAATATACTGGCGCTTGTTGGTACGCTTGATAATTGCCGCATCTACCGCCGCCTGAATCGTGGTATGCGTTACACCTTGAGTGCCCGCCGGGCCGACAACAAAGTCAGGTTGCGCAGGCAGGGTAATCGGGGAAGGATTCCACGCTGCTGCACCTGGTGTCAGGGATGCAAAATAGTGTTGAGCATCGAAATTCTGCGCTTCTTTTGCCGACAGAATCGGGCGAGAAGAGGTACCAGGCGCGGTTTGATCAGAAGGACGTTGATCGGGCGGGGTTGAGCTACAGGCGGTCAGCGTCACGCCAAAAGCCAATGCCAGCGCCAGACGGGAAACTGAAAATGTGTTCACAGGTTGCTCCGGGCTATGAAATAGAAAAATGAATCCGTTGAAGCCTGCTTTTTTATACTAAGTTGGCATTATAAAAAAGCATTGCTTATCAATTTGTTGCAACGAACAGGTCACTATCAGTCAAAATAAAATCATTATTTGATTTCAATTTTGTCCCACTCCCTGCCTCTGTCATCACGATACTGTGATGCCATGGTGTCCGACTTATGCCCGAGAAGATGTTGAGCAAACTTATCGCTTATCTGCTTCTCATAGAGTCTTGCAGACAAACTGCGCAACTCGTGAAAGGTCGGCGGATCCCCTTCGAAGGAAAGACCTGATGCTTTTCGTGCGCGCATAAAATACCTTGATACTGTGCCGGATGAAAGCGGTTCACGATGAGTAGATGCAATTATGGTTTCTCCGCCAAGAATCTCTTTGCATTTATCAAGTGTTTCCTTCATTGATATCCCGAGAGCATCAACATGCAATGTTGTAGGGATGGCAATTTTTACGCCTGTTTTGCTTTGCTCGACATAAAGATATCCATCTACGATATCAGACCACTTCATTTCGCATAAATCACCAACTCGCTGCCCGGTAACAACAGCCAGCTCCATTGCAAGTCTTAGCCAACATGGTGATGATTCTGCTGCTTGATAAATTTTCAGGTATTCGTCAGCCGTAAGTCTTGATCTCCTTACCTCTGATTTTGCTGCGCGAGTGGCAGCGACCGGGTTTGTTGTTATATGGCCTTCAGCTATTGCCTCTCGGAATGCATCGCTCAGTGTTGATCTGATTAACTTGGCTGACGCCGCCTTGCCCTCGTCTATGTATCCACTGAGCATTGCCGCAATTTCTTTTGTGGTGATGTCTTCAAGTGGAGCATCAGGCAGCCCCCTCCTTATTGCTTTAATTTTGCTCATGTAATTTATGAGAGTCTTCTGCTTGATTCCTCTGCTGGCGAGGATTTTTTCGTAGCGATCAAGCCATGAATGTAACGTAACAGAATTATCACTGTTGATTCTCGCTGTCAGAGGCTTGTGTTTGTGTCCTGAAAATAACTCAATGTTGGCCTGTATTGCTTCAGTGATTGCTATCCTCCTGTCTCGGCCTAATCCAAACTCTTTACCCGTCCTTGGGTCCCTGTAGCAGTAATATCCATTGTTTCTTATATAAAGATTAGGGGGTAAATCCCGGCGCTCATGACTTCGCCTCGTCCAGCACCACATCCAGTTACCCTGCTCATTGTTGCCCCCACAAACAGACTTCACGCTCAATCTCGCGGCGAGTCATCAGCCCTTTCCATTGCTTACCGCCAGCGTATGTCCAGCGCCGTAGCTGATCACATGCGCCTTTGATATCGCCCTGGTTTATTTTGCGAAGAAGCGTCGATGTTCTGAAATTGCCAGCGCCCACGTTGTAAACGAACGAGTAAAGAGCGCCGCGCGTTGTTTCCGGTATATCGACGTTGATGTACGGGTTAATTTGTCTGGCGACCGTGGCAAGGTCTTTATTCAGGAGGGCTTTGCATTCTGCTTCGGTATACGTTTTACCGGGCATGATGTCTTTTCCGGTGTGTCCGTGACATACAGTCTGAACCGCCCCGGGTTTCCTGGAGAGTGTTTTATCTGTGAACTCAGGCTGCCAGATCATCGTTTCCGATGGAAGCATAATAAGCTTTTTCTGCTTCTGCCGGAGGAGTATGGCCCAGCCTTCCCAGCAATCGTCGATTGTTATACCAGTCCACCCACGTTAGTGTGGCCAGTTCCACTTCTGCACGGTTTTTCCAGCTCTTACGGTGTATTACCTCCGCTTTGTAAAGACCATTGATGCTCTCAGCCATCGCGTTGTCATACGAGTCGCCTGTACTCCCTGTTGATGCCAGTAATCCGGCTTCTTTTAGTCGCTCCGTATAGGCCAGTGACACATACTGAGAGCCTTTATCGCTGTGATGGATGGTGCCAGACGGACGACGGGCCCACAACGCCTGCTCCAGCGCATCCAGCACGAATGTCGTTTCCATAGACGATGAGACCCGCCACCCCACGATGTATCCGGCAAACACATCAATGATAAACGCCACATAGACGAAGCCCTGCCATGTGCTGACGTAAGTAAAATCAGCCACCCACAGCTGGTCAGGTCGTTCTGCCACGAACTGACGGTTTACGCGGTCGCCTGCGGCAACGGCTTTCCGGCTGATGGTCGTACGGACCTTTTTACCCCGGAGAACACCGGCAAGTCCCATAACCGCCATGAGACGTGCCACTGTACATCTGGCCACCCTGATTCCTTCCCGTAACAACTGACGCCAGACTTTACGCACACCGTACACCTGATGATTTTCATCGTATACGCGCTGTATCTCTCTCTTCAGCCAGTCGTCGTGCTGCGCACGGGCACTGCGTTTATCCGGATGATGTCGCTGTTGCTGACAATGGTAATACGTTGACGGGGCAATATGCAGTTCGCTGCATACCGGTCCGACCCCGTACTGCTCACGCAGCTTATCCAGCAGTGGCATCATTTTTTCCAGAGGCGGTCGAACTCCGCCTTCGCAAAATAAGCGGAAGCCTGGCGAAGGATATCGTTACTGCGGCGCAGTTCACGATTTTCACGTTCCAGCTCTTTCAGACGCTGACGTTCAGCGCTGGTGAGCCCACCATCACCGCCCCCGGTATCCCGCTCATGCTGGCGAACCCAGACACGCAGAGTCTCCGGCGTACAGCCAATCTTTGGGGCAATGGAACAAATTGCCGCCCACTGTGAGTCATATTCATCCTGACTTTCCAGAACCATACGAATCGCCCGCTGACGGACTTCGGGGGAAAAACGAGTATTTTTAGTCATCCTGTTTACCTCTTTCTCAGGGAGTTTAGTCTCCAGGATTTCCGGGGCGGTTCAGTCCATACGCCAACGATATCTTTGTATGGTATGTAGCTGACACCTTCCAGACCATCGTTACCACCTGGACCAGTGATGAGCACAGACGCTATGGCAACAGCCCCACCACCAATAGCAGCTGCAACAGCCTTGCGTAATGACGGCGACATTATTCACCTTTCGCAGCCTTACGCTTATCTTCTTTAATCTTGAAATAAAGATTTGTCAGATACGTCAGCAGGCCAAACAGCAGACTTCCCAGCACACCTATTGCCACCCACTGGGACGGAGAGACTTTGTCCAGCAGCTGCAGTAACCAGTATCCCGTCCCCACCGCTGACGTGGTGTATGACACACCTGTTGTGATTTTTTCCATCTGATGTATGTCTCCGTCACCGCCGACAGAAAATGAAAGTAAAGAAAAACAAAAAAGCCGCCAGTGTCACCCACTGACGGCCAACGCCGGGAGCCGTGATTATGGCATTCAGGCTCTGCTAAAAATGCCAGATAACATTCCGGCCTCCCCTGATTCAGGTTATAAATGACACAATATCTTGACAACATCCGTCACTGTCTGTCAGAAAATGTACTGCCATATAGAAGCAACATGTGAAGTACATCTATCCTTTTGAGCCAGCACCTCTCCACCGAAAGTCAGTGCTGGCTGTTTTTTTCCTTAATAAGGCATCTGTAACTGAAACAATCCGCATATTGATAATATATTGACAGGCATCATTGCTGTCTGTGAAAAATAAGTCTCTACAAACATATAAGGCCTTTTAGCCAGCGTCTTCTTTTTCAGGTCAGTCGCTGGCTTTTTTTATTATGCTGCCGGTGCATTTATCTCCAGCATCAGACTTTCTATCTCAACGCCATACGCTGCATTTTTTGTAACATCCGTCAGCGTCAGCGCATTCAGTCCCAGTGTCAGACTGTCTTTTATAACCTGGAATGCCGGGCCAGCCACTCCATTCAGTTTCGGAGTAACCGTGGCACTGCCGGCGGTGAACACCAGCTCCAGCGTCTGCCAGTCGTTACCGTAATCGCCGAACTCCCCCAGCTTCGTGTTTCCGGCTTTCCTGTGATGCATCAGATTCACTCTGCCGTCAGTGGTCTGAGTGAAGTACGACATCAGGAACGGATTACCGGTACCCGTCATCGCCACACCATCAGGAACGGGAGCATCCGTATACAGATAAATCCCCAGCCCGAACTGATTGTTGGTCAGTGCGCCTGACAGGCGGAACTTACAGGTCTGTCTGCCGCCCTGTGTCAGCAGGGTAATTGCGTCATCCACCGGATGCGTCAGGGACCAGGTTTTATTGCTCTGCTTGGTGATCTTAAATACACCATCTGACAACTGAATTCCGCCATCCTTAATGCTCCAGCCCTGCGCAGCAGCCTCTCCGGCTGCCGGCAGCAGGGAGATTGTGCGAACGGACGTATCTGCAGACGGACCCGATGGCGTGTTGCCGCCGGGCGAGGGTTTGATTTCCGGTGCCTTACCACTGATGAAGGCTGAGGTGCGCCCGGCTGCGTTCAGAATAGCGGTTGCCAGACGATCCGGAATAATGCTCCTGCGCGCCCATGAACTGAAATGTGTCGGGCGGTTTGATGATACCTGGTTTCCATTCGTTCTCGATGCCGCACCGTAATATCCTGATGCCGGAATATCCGGATCTTCTGCCGGCGCGTTAGTGGCGGTATTGACGCCGTTACCGTCTGTCATGAAGGGCACAAAATAAACGCCCTCACTCTCCCTGTTTTTATACCCGCCGTACACGGTGTCGTACTGGGTAGCGTATGTATTTTTCCAGTAATACGTCGTGTCACCACAAACCCACGGCACATCTGCAGCACTGCCACCATGGCACTGCGCGTTAAACACGGAGAGGTCAGCACGAAACTGTGTCAGCATGGCTGTAAACAGCGCAGGTTGCTGTACGTGGGTGGCGGCGCTCATGTCAAACTCACCCTGCATCCAGCAGACGGCCAGCAGAACGTTTTTGGGATTTTTCTGCAATGCCGCTTTTGTGCGGGAAATCAGATCCTGATATAACGGCTTGCCCACCCCCCAGCGTGCCGAATCCTGACTGGCCCCCGTGGACTCGCTGAATGTCCCCTCCGCGCCCTGGGTAAATGCCGAACCACCACGACAGCATGGTACCAGCAGGATCCCCGCGTTATTCGGGATATACGGGAGCAGTTTTTTGGCAATATGTAAACCCTGGCCGACACAGCCGTACTGCCCTTTGCTCAGGTCAGCCCTCGGATGATTCAGCGTACTCATATCCTGCACATCATGCAGACAGTGGTCAGCCGGAATAATATCGTTATATCTGCAGGCAGCCCCGCCCGGCGTCACTGTACTGCGGCGCGCCAGCTGTTTAATGCGCGGATCCGGAGCATCGTATGAATCCGGCAGCGGAAGCCCTTCACCGTAAGCCATGGCATTGGATTGCCCGGCCAGTACGATGACGTAGTACCAATCCGGCTCAGATGAAGGGCCGACCTGTGGCTCTCCTTCAATAGCCACCGCCTGCATCAGTGTGTACGGCGTAATGGCAACCGGTCCGCCGTATGGCTGCCAGCCCTCTTTCAGTTTGTGTGTCAGCTTTTCCGCAAGGTCTGACGGCGACGCCGCCCTGACAACATCGTAATGTTTAATCGACATCGAATTTCTCCCGTGTAGAGGAACAGAGTTAAAAAGCCGGAAGCGGAATCAAATCACAGGATGACCATCTGCCAGTGGCAGGTCATAAAAAAAAGGCTGCGCAATGCGCAGCCAGAACTCACAAGGAAAATGATAAAAGGAATAACACTAGTGATGTACGCATGGCGCCTCCCGCTAAGTTCTGCAATGATCAAACAGAACTCGCTACGTGCCCTTAAAACTCGATCATTTAGCCCCTCCAAGGAGGATTCACCATGCGGTTGATTTTTTAATAAACAGTAAACAAAAAAGTCAAGAATTATTCATTCTGTTCTTTCATCATCGGCCACAGCAATACCACAATGCCGCAGACCAGAGCGCCATCAGTCAGTACCAACATTATCCTGCTGGTGAAATCCATCATCACCATCACTAAAAGCAGGATCACAACAGCAAGCAGACACAGTTTATAAAACAATGTTCAGAAAACGCATTCAGCATGCCTAAGGTTCTATTCCTACGAATAGCCAACTTGCAACTTAAAATATTATTTATGCAGCCAATTAAATTCTGGTCCTTACAATATCAACCTGAAGATTCTTATCTTGTGCTGATTGATAAATGACAAACCTTTTACTACCTGCATTGAAAGAAGTAGACAAAACCAGACAATTATCATAACGAGCAAGAACATAATACCAACCATCATTATAATTAATCATTTCATATTCTTTCTTAAACTGTGGTTTGTAATATCCTGTCAAAAATGAAAAAAGCCAAAAATATGCCACAAAAGCAATCATCACAATCTCAAAAAAATGTTTTTTTATAAATGGCTTATCATAGAAGCATGATACCGATAAAAATCGCCCATAAGATCTTATCGAAATTGTAACCGCCAGCGCAATCGCTGCTGACAGTAGCAAAAGAGGTACCTGAATCTTCTGTCTCAATATAGAAAACTCAATAATTGCCGGCACAAACAATAATTCCACAGCAAAATAAAGGCGAAATACATTTAGCTCTTGCATAGAATGTTTTCTTTTCACTGCGAAAAAGAATACAACACCAATACCCCAACCGATAAGAAATATAGCAATGACGATAACTGCAAAAAATAAACTTCTGGCAACATCATCAACACCTGCACCTACAATCCACCATGGGAAGCCGTAGTAAAAAGAAGTACCCCATCCATAGAAATAAGCACTCCCCCATCCAAGGCATCCCATGTAGGCAATAAAAAGTGAAGAACTCCTGAGCAGCGCACCATCCTTCATAACCACCCCAATACAAGATGATAACATTGGCTTACAACTCATAACAAAAGCAATTCAATGCCGTCAAGAGGTTACAGGCTAAAAAAACTCTATTACATAGCAGCCAGCATGTTTACCGTACAAGTACAACTCAGGGCATAAAAAAAACCCACTCGGCAGCGGGTTTATACATTTTTTACAACATACCAAATTTGCATGAAGTATATGGCTTTTAATCCAGTTTTGCAATATTTTGCTGTAAAAATGCTGCCTTTTGTTTTGAACGTGTTCTCGTCACAAGCAATAAAGCATCACTATCAAGCTGTAGAAAAATGTGCTTCATTGCAACCCAGCGTTCAGTAAATGTCTCGGACCAGTTTTTTGTTGTCACTCCCACCAATGATGCCAGTGTCTGGTATTCATAGGCCTCACGCCCTGCAAGTTCGCTCTTCACATCCTGTGCAGCCAGCCAGATTAACGTCTTCAGGCGATCCAGTGTCTTACCTGCAATTTTTCTGTTACTTAACAAATCTTTAAACTCGCTCCATGCCCATTGCGTTATGGTGACCTGATGCCCCCATCGAACGCTTTCGCTGTAACACCAAAGCAACCATGCTTTCTGATGTTCATCGAGAGACAAAACCGCGCGGCGCCATGAAGAGGTTGAGAATTCAACCGGGCTGACCAAAGCAATGGATGAACCTTTTGCGTACGACTGCTTACCGGAAGTCGGCGTATTATCCAGCGTAATCATCTTGCCAGTTACCACATCCAGAATGCGCGGCTTCTTTCGTTTGTATGTACCAGTATCAAATTGTGCATGCTCCTGCCAGGCTTCGAGCTGGCCTTTCGTTGCTCCGTTCAAGTCAGCAGTAGCTGCCATAAGTTGCTCACGAACATACTGTAAATATTGGGTATTCATGCAGTAAATCCTTTCTATATTTTGGCATAATTCTTCAACATTCGGTAATCGTTCAAAACCGAATCGGGGAAACGACATAAGCACACGAGCCCCCAGCGACAGCGAAGGAGTTCTGATATATAAGACTCAGACATCATTCATTCCCCGGTTCTCCAATATCTGTTTCACTCATCATCCATAACTACCTGTAATTGCCCCCCCCTTTTTTTGTAACAGTTCTTATATTGCTATATAGAATAGCCATTACTAATGCTTTTAAATTTAATAAAATAAAAATTATAAAAAACATAAAACACCACGCAAACACACTTAATAAAAACACCGTTACATTAAAAGATAATAAAAACCGCAATAAAAAACGAATAAATCAATTGTCTCACGCAATTATAAAACATCATATTGATTACGCACCTTGTATTACAAACTCATGTATGTAAAATACGCGCACCATTCAAAAAAAAGGAAGACAATAACATATGAAAAAAAGTGTCATCGCTGGCGTCTTTATTGCTCTGTCATTTACCACGTGTTCAGCTATCGCGAACAGCCTTGCATTATCATTAGCAAATGATGATGCAGGGAAGTTTCAACCAATACTTAATGATATTTATGGCAATAAACATGAAAACAGAGATGATTACTCACAAGGCTTATTTCTGGGATATAGCCACGATATCTCAGACTCGAGCCAATTATCTCTCCATATTGCGCAAGATATTTACTCTCCATCAGGCAGTAATAAAAGACACAACACAGCTGTAACTGGAGACAGAGCTTTTAGTGCATACACTCACACTGGTATTGAATGGAACTCCCTTGCGAATGACTGGATTCGCTATCGATTAGGTACTGACATAGGTGTTGTTGGCCCCGACGCAGGCGGTCAGAAAGTACAAAATAAAGCTCATGAGATTATTGGGGCAGAAAAATATCATGCATGGGATGATCAAATAGAGAATCGCTACGGTTATACTGTAAAAGGGATGCTATCCATGACACCAAGTATGGATATTTTAGGTGCTAATGTTGGATTATACCCTGAAGTTTCTGCTGTTACTGGAAACTTATTTCAATATGTAGCATATGGCGCAACCATTGCCATTGGTAATGATAAAACCTTCAATTCGGATAATGGCTTTGGTCTGCTGGCTCCCCGTGGTTTAATGCATATGTCCGATACAAGCGGATTCAAATACAAGATTTTTGCAGGTATGGAAAGACGAGATGTCAATCGCAACTATACTCTCGAAGGAAAAACAATACAGACGAAACAAACAACAGTATCGCTAAACAAAACTGTTGATGAATATCAAGTTGGCGCAACAATTGGGTATGCACCTGTAGCCTTCACACTAGCATTTAATAAAGTAACATCAGAATTCAAGACAGGGGATGACTATTCATTTATAAATGGAGCAATCACCTTCTTTTTTTAACTGAATTGAATTCAATCAAAATAACATAAGTCCAACAAAAACATAAAGTGCGAAATGAATGCCAGCTCCATTTATTTCGCACTATAAAAGATTAAAAGTTGCAATAAAATAATAAAATGACTCAGTTACGAAAACCAATAAACTGTGGCCAGTAGTGAGTCGCTCATCATCGGGCTTTTTGGCGAATGAAATTTAGCTACGCTTTCGAGTCTCATCGTCTTCCCCTCTTGCCCTGTTTGACCATCAGGACGCCGTTAACTATTACATGACGCTCGCCTTTGCTGTCTCGGTTGTACTTGAGCACTGTTCCTCTTGCGCAGGAAAGCATCCTCGCCACTTCGGTCTGATTGCCTCGTGTCTGGATAAGAAGCTCTGGTATCGTTTGAATTGTGGCGTTCATGCGTTCTCCAGTTCGGTGATTTTTATTCCAAGCCGTCCGCCTGGTACTTTCACACCACGAATTATGCGAATGTCATCGAATTGCTCGTCGTCTTCCGCAAATCCGGCATGGATAAGGGAGTCGAGTAAACCCTTCAGGATGTTATCTAGGTCGCGGCGGCGGGAGTCTGGAACGTCTGCGATTACTTTGATGCGGAGTCGTGATTTGGTGAAAATATCTAACTTGAGTTGGTGGATGATTTGCTGAACGTCTTTTCGGTATTTCTGGCCTTTATCGCTGATGTAGTATTGGCTTCCCCGTCTTCGCCAGTAGGTATTCACCGACGGCGGGTATGGAAGCACAAACTGATATTCGTTCATGACTTAATCTTCCCCTCCTTCAGCAGTATCGCCTGCGTCCTGATCACGCCTTCGAGGTGGTAAAGTCTGGCGTCTTTGTTGTCGAGAATCCTTGTGCGTCGGTCGATCTCCGCGTGGCAGTCACTACAAGCCCATGCGCCGATCAGGTCGTCAGGCTTCATCCCCGTTCCACAAATTCCAGCCATCCGGTAATGTGCCAGAACTGTAGTTTCAGGATTGCCATTGCATACGCCGTAAATACGTACCTGGCATTCTCTGCCGCGCGCTTCTTTGCGTAGGTTAGCCATTTACCTTCCCTCGCAATTGAAGAATTGACTGAAGGTCTTTTTTAATAAATATGCGAGTGCGAATTGAGCAGTAGTTTTCCTTCATTCTGGCGTAGTAATAGTCCTTTCTTTGCTTAAGTTTGTTGGCATCCGCTGTCATCCAGTCTTTTACAGCAAACTTAATTAGCCAGCGGTGGCAGAGATACCATTTCAGGTAATCACTCATCGTCTTCTTCCTCGTACATTGAGCTATTCGGATCGCTCATCAGTTCTGCACAGCAGTGCTCACACACGTGAACTTCCAGCACATGCAGCTTCTGACCGCAGTTAGCGCACGTTAAAGCTCGCTCGACGCTTTCTTTCTGGTATTGAAGGGATTGGGATGGGCTAAGCATTATTGGATTCTCTGCATCATGAGAAAGACAATCATGGCGGCGCGAAGGGGATTTTCATGTATAGCTCGCTTAGATTTACAGTAGGCCACACCGCGTGCACCCCACTCGTCTTCATCGAGATTGATAATGCTAATCCTGTATTTTTCAATAATCGGCCATGAGTCTGCTGGGTTTGCGCATGGGTTAAAGGATCCGCGCTCAACTTCTACTTCAACTGCGTCTCCGTTTACAATGTCTCCCTCAAATGAGACAAACACCATATCGCCATTCTCACCTTCTTTGTAATCCGGCGATCCGTTATGAATGGCTTCGAATACCGCCACGTTAATTTCAAAATCACTTAACTGTGAATAATCCATTGTCATTTCCTCGCACGATGTCTTAGCCACCGGATATCCCACAGGTGAGCCGTGTAGTTGAAGGTTTTTACGTCAGATTCTTTTGGGATTGGCTTGCGTTTATTTCTGGAGCGTTTCGTTGGAAGGTATTTGCAGTTTTCGCAGATGATGTCGGTGATACTTCGTCGCTGTGAACCGCCCCGGAAATCCTGGAGACTAAACTCCCTGAGAAAGAGGTAAACAGGATGACTAAAAATACTCGTTTTTCCCCCGAAGTCCGTCAGCGGGCGATTCGTATGGTTCTGGAAAGTCAGGATGAATATGACTCACAGTGGGCGGCAATTTGTTCCATTGCCCCAAAGATTGGCTGTACGCCGGAGACTCTGCGTGTCTGGGTTCGCCAGCATGAGCGGGATACCGGGGGCGGTGATGGTGGGCTCACCAGCGCTGAACGTCAGCGTCTGAAAGAGCTGGAACGTGAAAATCGTGAACTGCGCCGCAGTAACGATATCCTTCGCCAGGCTTCCGCTTATTTTGCGAAGGCGGAGTTCGACCGCCTCTGGAAAAAATGATGCCACTGCTGGATAAGCTGCGTGAGCAGTACGGGGTCGGACCGGTATGCAGCGAACTGCATATTGCCCCGTCAACGTATTACCATTGTCAGCAACAGCGACATCATCCGGATAAACGCAGTGCCCGTGCGCAGCACGACGACTGGCTGAAGAGAGAGATACAGCGCGTATACGATGAAAATCATCAGGTGTACGGTGTGCGTAAAGTCTGGCGTCAGTTGTTACGGGAAGGAATCAGGGTGGCCAGATGTACAGTGGCACGTCTCATGGCGGTTATGGGACTTGCCGGTGTTCTCCGGGGTAAAAAGGTCCGTACGACCATCAGCCGGAAAGCCGTTGCCGCAGGCGACCGCGTAAACCGTCAGTTCGTGGCAGAACGACCTGACCAGCTGTGGGTGGCTGATTTTACTTACGTCAGCACATGGCAGGGCTTCGTCTATGTGGCGTTTATCATTGATGTGTTTGCCGGATACATCGTGGGGTGGCGGGTCTCATCGTCTATGGAAACGACATTCGTGCTGGATGCGCTGGAGCAGGCGTTGTGGGCCCGTCGTCCGTCTGGCACCATCCATCACAGCGATAAAGGCTCTCAGTATGTGTCACTGGCCTATACGGAGCGACTAAAAGAAGCCGGATTACTGGCATCAACAGGGAGTACAGGCGACTCGTATGACAACGCGATGGCTGAGAGCATCAATGGTCTTTACAAAGCGGAGGTAATACACCGTAAGAGCTGGAAAAACCGTGCAGAAGTGGAACTGGCCACACTAACGTGGGTGGACTGGTATAACAATCGACGATTGCTGGGAAGGCTGGGCCATACTCCTCCGGCAGAAGCAGAAAAAGCTTATTATGCTTCCATCGGAAACGATGATCTGGCAGCCTGAGTTCACAGATAAAACACTCTCCAGGAAACCCGGGGCGGTTCATGCAGTCGCTTACAGCACAACTGCGACTGGGGCCGGCAGACATCCTGGAGTCAGATGAGAATGGCATTATTCCGGAGCAGGACAGGGTAATCACACAGGTGGTGATACTGGATACAGATAAAAAGCTGATACAGTGTGTGGTAAGACCGCTGCAAATCCTGCGTGCTGACGGGACGTGGGAAAATATTGGCGGGATGAAGTAACCCGACAGCTTCACAAAACCGGAGTCCGGCTCCGGTTTTTGTTGTCATGTCATGGTGATGTTTGTTAAGAAAGTAAAGATTGATTCATTTTGAAGGTTGAAATGTATGCTATCACCATCTTCTGTAAATTTGGGGTGTTCATGGAATTCTTTAACCAGAAACCTGACTTCTCCTGACAGTCGTATTTTATCCTCTGTAAGGGATGCAGCTGCTAGCTCGGATAATGGGGCGCAAGTAAAGGTGGGCAACAGAACATATCGTGTTGTTGTCACTGATAATAAGTTTTGCGTTACAAGAGAAAGTCATAGTGGTTGCTTTACTAATCTGTTGCACAGGCTGGGATGGCCTAAGGGAGAGATTAGCAGGAAAATTGAGGTGATGCTGAATTCATCGCCAGTGAATAGGGCTATGGAAAGAGGTGCTGTTCATTCGAATAGACCTGATTTACCTCCTGTTGATTATGCACCGCCAGAGTTACCGAGTGTGGACTATAACAGCTTGCCTGTGCCTGGTAATGTTATTGGCAAAGGGGGTAACGCTGTAGTATATGAAGATGCTGAGGATGCAACAAAAGTCCTGAAGATGTTTACTACATCTCAAAGCAATGAAGAGGTAACAAACGAAGTTCGTTGCTTCAACCAATATTATGGTGCCGGGAGTGCAGAAAAAATATATGGCGATAATGGCGATATTATTGGTATTAGAATGGATAAAATAAATGGAGAATCGCTTTTAAATATTTCGTCCTTGCCGGCACAGGCTGAGCATGCCATTTATGATATGTTTGACAGGCTTGAGCAAAAAGGAATTCTTTTTATCGATACAACAGAGACAAATGTCTTATATGATCGCACGAGAAATGAATTTAATCCAATAGATATATCATCTTATAATATTTCTGAACGTTCATGGAGTGAAAATCAAATAATGCAATCTTATCATGGAGGAAAGCAAGATCTTATTAGTGTGGTATTAAGTAAAATTTAGTAATTTTATCCAGTGTAGTGGATTTGTTGCATGGATGGAGTTGGTAAAAAGTGGTGTGGCTGGCAATCCAGGCCGCGTCACAGAAATGGACAATGCCGCTGAGAGACTGGCGAATGGCATACAGGCACCAGAAAAATTTCAGACATGACATAATGCCCATGCCAGAAGTTCTTTTTGCACCTCGCCTGTATTTATAGATAAATATAGAGTGAATGAATGAGATATGAAAGACATTACCCTTCCCCCCCCCCCGACGTCCGCGTCCTGTCTGACAGGGGCCATATCTGTAAATACTGAAGCTGTATTATCTCCCATGCAACACACTTCAGCCTTACATGTAAGAGATTTTGCTTCCCTGTGCTCACAGAACCTCAAAGCTAATGTATTGCTAAATAGTGATGACCACGAAGTACCTATACATCAGAAAAATCCTGCTGCAATAATGCAAAATATCGACTCTAACATCAAACAGATGGCAACAGACTGGGGGATGTCGATTGAGGAGGTTGAGGTTATTATAGGGCGAGAGAAAGGCATTGTGGAACCCTCCTGCGGAGTTACCGCTAATGCTATTATGAAACTATTTCTGGACAAGGATGGCTTCAGTTACTGCTTTGAAAATGAACAGACACTATCGCTCGAGCAGCTTCAGGAGCGCCTGTCCTGTATGCCTGAATGTAAGAGCTTTGTATTACGTGTTAATGATGGTGCGCTTGGTCATGCTTACATTGTCGATATTCCCAAAGGAGAAAACTCTTGTCGTCCTGCATTCTTGTATCAGTCAGATTTAGGAGAGGGCGTCACCAGAAAGTTAAGATTTGAGGACTGGATGACGCATAAAGCATTGACTCCGATTTTGCTGGATGATATTTGTAATTACTTCTCCTGCATGTCTCAAAATAAGACAGATTTGGAGCAGATTGCAACGTTATTTGATATTGATGGAAATGTTAAAATGTTACGAAAGGAAAATATTCAATATCAAAAGCATGACAATTTTAGTTTCCAGTTGTTTGAGTATGACACCGATAATATTGAAAAAACATTGAGATAATAAAATCACTATGTAGTTAGCTTTTGTTAAAACTGCAATTATTTGTAAACATAATAATAAGTATTATGACGTTAAAATTTAACCATACGGTAAAATGATTCAGGAAAACCGGTTCAGCATAGCCTAGGCTGAACTTTTGAGGATATCAACGAACGGAATTTTTGAACATTTATGAGTAGATCGTTGTTGAAGGGCTTCAATGAGCATGTCAAGTTCATCAACTGCTGGTCTACGATTACGACGGTTTGATTTACCAATCAAAGCAAGTTTAAGTAGATATGGACGAGCACTTTTCGCCGGGTTTGATGTGTAATTAATTCCGTATATAGGTTTGGCTGCATCCAGAACACTGCCAAGATAACTAACATCGTGACTGACTGTTGCTGGACCTGCACCAGCGTTGTTTCTCAGCCTGCAATGTTCAATTACGTCATTTTCTGTCAGTTCAGATAGTTTGATCGCGGAGATGTCACTATCCATAAGCAGTTCTAGCACATATCTTTTAGTACGGTCTGCTTTACCTCCGGCATTTGGTCATTTAAATATTTGTGTAGTAAGTCACGGACTGTAAGTCCGTCAACAGCATTTGATGATGAAATGCCATATAGATCTAATACCATCACTTTCTGTGTGCCCCATGTTTTAGCATGAGCATGAACGCGGCGGCTATCTCACGGGTGATCATCCCTTTGGCATACTGAAAAGTATCGGGTGTTACTGAACCGTGTTGATACATCAACTGCACTGGATATTGAGTGGCCGATAATACCGACGTTATAACCTATAAATGCCAATCAGGCTGAATGTTGAAAGGATAGAATGAACAGCCCGACACACAAAAAACGGAGTCCGGCTCCGGTTTTTGTGTTGCCATATAAGGCAGATGTTTGTTACAGCTATTTAAGTCTGGAGTTCAAATTAAAATAGGGAGTTTTGTTATGCCATTAACCTCAGATATTGGATCACGTTCATTTAATCTTGGGCTGGAGGTTTTTCGTGCCCGAATTGCAGCCAATGGGCGCGGAGATATACAGTAGGTGGTGAAACTGTCAGTATTGTGTATGATGCTACTAATGGGCGCTTTTCATCCAGTGGCGGTAATGACGGATTGCTTTCTGAGTTATTGATTTTGGGATTTAATAATGGTCCTCGAGCCCTTAGTGAGAGAATGCTAAGTATGCTTTCGGACTCAGGTGAAGCACAATCGCAAGAGAGTATTCAGGACAAAATATCTCAATGTAAGTTTCCTGTTAGTTCAGGAAATTTCCAGTGCCCGCCAGAGTCTATTCAGTGTCCAATTACACTAGAGAGACCCGAAGAAGGAGTGTTTGTCAAAAATTCAGATAGTTCAGCAGTATGCACTTTATTTGATGTTGATGCACTTTCTCGCGTGGTTAATGACGGTTCAGTTCACCCTCTGACACGAGCTCCAATAACCCCATCAATGATTGTTAAACCAGAAGAGTGTAAATATGACCCTGCAAGGGGAAGCTTTATTATAAAAGATAGTTAAGATGTTTCAAATGAAACAATATTAACTTCCGATAATTTATATAAAAACACCACAGGCATTCGGGGCCTGTGGTTGGTAAAACAATATAATACGCGAGTTATTTTTCATGAGCTGGAGAGAAAACAATCAAGGTAAGTAGTATTATTTCACAAAATACCGGGCACTTTCTGGTGCCGCATCGTTCAGAGCTTCGGTGTATAATGAATGAAATACGTAGTAACCCTGTAAAATTTCTGGAAGAGCATTTAATTCTTAATACACAGCGCTATGCCCATCATGATGAGACATCTTTAATTACAGTTAATATTACAAGAGAGGATGGCTTGTTAAGACTAAAAGAAACGGAATATGATATGGCTGGTAGTGATTATATTCTGTTTACAGCTATGCGTGATACTGATAGTCCGGAGCGCTTTGATGCACCTGCAGTTGTAAGCTTGAGTAATCAGTGTATAAGCCTCCGGCGAAATGATATTTCTCAAACTATCCAGCAAAGTTCACCGTTATGGCTAACTAATCAGCAAAGCGGCTGTAGTGTTCTTATTGTTCGCCATGGATTATCAGAATCTGGAGAACAGTAGTATTCAATGGTACATATGTGCCCAGGGGATAGTAACGATTTCGTCGATGAGTTTACGCTAATAATCAGGAGATTTTGTTGGAGATGGATTGAACCGCCCCGGAAATCCTGGAGACTAAACTCCCTGAGAAAGAGGTAAACAGGATGACTAAAAATACTCGTTTTTCCCCCGAAGTCCGTCAGCGGGCGATTCGTATGGTTCTGGAAAGTCAGGATGAATATGACTCACAGTGGGCGGCAATTTGTTCCATTGCCCCAAAGATTGGCTGTACGCCGGAGACTCTGCGTGTCTGGGTTCGCCAGCATGAGCGGGATACCGGGGGCGGTGATGGTGGGCTCACCAGCGCTGAACGTCAGCGTCTGAAAGAGCTGGAACGTGAAAATCGTGAACTGCGCCGCAGTAACGATATCCTTCGCCAGGCTTCCGCTTATTTTGCGAAGGCGGAGTTCGACCGCCTCTGGAAAAAATGA